TTTTTTCAAATTGTTAAAATCAACGGCATTTGCTTTATTTGTTAAATTGCTATTTATGTCAGCTTTGACCTGCTTAAGGTATGCGCTGGATGGGACCTTATTTGTAGCTGTGGACTCTGTCTGCACAATGTCAGTTTTTTTAACATAATCAGCCAGCTGTTGAGCAAGTTTCGTATTGCTCACAAGCTCCTGCGCGACTTTCAGGGCAAGGGCATTAAACAATGCCTGGGCGTTCGTATTCTTTCCTCCCCCCACAACCAGCCCCTGCGTATCAACCGCTGTCACTGACGCTGCACTACCATCAAATCCCCCAAGTCCTTCCGCAATTTGTTCCGCTTCTGCTGCACTTTCCGCGGCCGCTTCCGCACTCTGCGCCGCTGCGGTTTTACTCACCTCTGCCGCACTAGCGCTTTCTTCTGCTGCCGATGCACTTGACTGGGCGTCTGTCTTTGCTGTATTGGCTGCCTGTAACGTGGTTTCTGCCTCATTGATTGCCTCCTGCGCTGTTTCCAGGGTCTGGTTTGCTCTGCTGCTGGCCGTGTTGGCCGTATTCACTGCTCTGTTCACATTCGCTGTATTAGTCTCCACTTCTGTGTTAACTTTTTCAGCCAGCGTGATCATACTATTCCGGACATCCCGCCCATACACCGCAGTACGGAAGTCATTAATCTCTTTACTGATATCAGCCATCGTTTATCACCTCTTTCTCTTTTCCTTATTAAACGGTTTATCTGCTTCTGTTGGGCCTGTATTGCACCGGTCAGAAGGGCAATGTAATTCATATAGGGGATACAGTAATACCCATCCTTATCCATGGATGTCAACGGCAGGTCAATACCCAGCTGCTTCTGCAACTTCTCCACGTCCTGGGCCACAAATCCCATCATCGGTTCACCGGTCTCTTTCATCATAAATGATACGGGGTTCAGACCCAATACTATCGCCAGGGCCTGACCTTCCTTCAATGGTCGTATCCGTTTCTTTTTCCGCCGGTCAGATGTCTCATAGAATGAGCCGCGGAAGTCCCCCATGAAGCTACCATGGACATAGCTGCCTGTGCTGTACATACCACCGATATTAAATGACGCCCCGCTGGCCATTATCTGTTCTGATACCCTCAGGGTTTTACAATTGACAAGGTTGGCCCCTACTGTCGTATTATTGCTGGTACCGTCAAGGGTAAGGACACCTTCAGATGTCAATTTGAATCCCGGAAGGCTGATACTTCCGGATGTCATGTTAATATTACCTTCGATTATCGTTATTCCGCTTTTATCAAAACGCGCCAGTTCTTTACCATCCACATTTTTGATTACCAGAACTCCATCCTTACCAAGTCCCCCTCCTCCAAGCTCCAGCGTCCCTCCACGGATGCGGTCCGCAAGCATCGTACCTCCAGTAATATAGTCTGCTATCAGTTTTCCATCTATGGTCCATGCATTCTTATAAGGTCCATTTATCCCAGTGGTCGAAAATCCGATGCCATTCTGATTGAACTGAATTACATTTGTAGCCGTCTCCTTATCCGGTGTATTCATGATGAGGATACGCCACGGAGTGGTCGTCTTTCCGGTGTCGGGCTCTATGTTGTCAATGATGACATAGCCGCCTTTACCTCCCGTGATGAGCTGCGTAGCGTTCTCCACTTGCCGGTTAATCTCCTGGACCGTGTCCTCTGCCACTTTCTCAATGCGCTCAGATACATCTGTCTGGTTCTTGACCGTTGTTCCAGTCAGGGTCTCAGTCTGCCTCCCCAATGTAATACTGCCCTGGCCAGGGTCAAGCAGATTGATTTCCCGCCGTGTAAGCAGGAACTTCTGATTGATTCCATGAGGTCCGCTGGATACAGCTGTCCAGAATCCTAATTGAAATTGTTGTACGGTGCTGTCTATGGCAGCCAGGTCCACAGCAGATACTTCCATGGATTCCGGAAGGGTTGACGCCTCTTTGAGGTATTCTCTGGCCTTTGCAAGCAATATACCGGGTTCAGTCACATCATCCCATTTCTGGTATCCCCATATCTTTCCGTACTGTTCCACAGCATCCGCGCTTTCGATGTAGTCTACACCTCCATTGACAGATGTTATATCTACCGCCTTGCCCTGCGTCTCCCCTGACTCATCCTTGTATTCCACGTCTGCGCCCTGGGGAATCAGACATGTTATAATCTGCGTGGCATCAACATAGTGTGTCAAATCCAGCAGGTTCTCCCCGAACCGGATTGCTTGAGTGTTAACCCCTCCATAATCCCATAGATAGTCCAGATAACGCACTCCGGCCTCATGCCTGATACGGAGATAGCCTCCGAATGATTCTGGCAACTGCCTCAATAGTGTGAGCGTGTCTGAAAAGTCCTGGACGCTCCACTCTTTGTATCCATCATCACCACTCACCACTATGTTACCTTTTTTTATCTGCCGGCCAGCGTCCACTTGGCTGTTGTGTACGTCAAGAAGCTGTCCTATGTATCCGTCTATACCTCCTGTATAATTAAAAGGACGCTGCTGACTGTCCAGTAGGTATGTTAGGTCCCCCTCACAGGTAACTGTGACTATATTGTCAAAGCCCTGTTCCGGCCTCCACATCCGGCCATAGAATATCCCTTCGTCATCATCATAAACAATTACCTCAGATGTAAGGACTTTCAATTGCTTATAATAAGGATGCCCTTCGTATATCTGGAAAGTGAAAGAGCCGGCACCTCCCATCTCCTGGGTAAGCACTGGCTCAAATATCCGAAGTGTATCATCAAGCGGCTCGTATATGGGGTATTCTCCATTCATGTTTTTTACATATACCCGATACATTTACAATATTCCTCCTCTGTACGATATGGTAACCGTCCCGGTCCCGGTGAACATGAGCGGGTTCTCCCCTTCCTTTATAACGATGTCATATATCTTATTCGTTCCTTGTTTCAGTTCATAGTCCTTGCCGTCATATCTCACCGTCATAGCAGCTGATACCGTAATTTCAGGTATAACCCATCTCTGTGTGCCAGGAACGGTAAGGGACAGACTGCCAGTTACCTCCAGTTCCTTATAATCACGGATTATCCCTTTCTCAAAAGAGAAGGGGTCCCACATCCAGTCCTCGTCCGATGCTGTAAGCTCATACTTATAAGGGTCAGCATTCACGCTGATAGTAAATGTCCCCAGGGTCCTTGCTCTGGAGTATTCAGATACCGTCATGCGCCCGGCATAATAGTACATCGGGTCATCATCAAATATTAGTTTTCCTTCCCTACCATGAAAGTTTTGCAGGATTTCAGAAAACACTTCCGGCCACTTGTCCATGGGGTACCCACATCCAAAATTAAGAGTAATTGCCCTCCGCTCATAAATAATCCGTCCCGCAATCGCTGTGGAGAGGTCCAGGGAGCCATCGGCCCCCGGAATATCCTGATAAAATGTCTTTGGTACCGGCGGTTGGACACAATGTCTATTTGCCAGTGCCATCCTGTAGGTTGACAGCATGTCAATGCCGTTTATGCTCACGCTTTGATGTATCATCCTATTCGCTCCTTAAGGGCCTGTACCTGGCCCAGTTTCCGGTCCATCTGTCCCACGGTCTTGCCCACCAGGGCTTTCCCGTCCATCATGACGTACTTCTGGGAAGCAATGTCCGGAAGGTATGTCTCCAGCAATGAAATGACCCGCTGTGTGACACCGTTGTTCTGTTCCCCGCCGCCTGTCATATTCATAGTCATGACGTCCATGCTCCCTGCCAGGGCTGCAATCTGGTCCGTGACACGCCACATATTTCCCCTGATACCTTCTTCAAGGCCCTGCATCATATGAGGCATCCATTCCTCGTAATAGCGGAGCGGCCCCTTTTCAGGTCTGGTAAAATGCAGATAATCAGAGACCGTGCCCGCCACACTCCGGCAGGCTGCTTCTACTTCGGATGTCTTTGCCTTGATACCCTGGATGAATCCATCCATCATATCCTCAGACCAGGTGTCAGCCAGGGGGATGAGCGCCTCAATGGTTGCAGTGATTCCTTGCGACATTTTCGATACCTCCTCTATTACTTGTGGGATTTCTTCGGTTATGCCATCTTTAAACCCACCGGCAACCTGATATGACTGCATAATGCTTTCCGCAGTTGCTTCTGGAAGGGTCATTGTCTGTGCAAATAAATCATTCGCCTTTTGTAACTCTTCTTCCGTCATTTTAGCGAATACCGCAACGTATCCAGCACCTTTCGGCCCCATCTCTGCCAGTTTCTGCAATAGTCCCTGGTCAATTCCTCTTTCTGCCAGCTCTCTCAAGTTATCAGACCACTGCTCTGTTCCATCAACCTGAGACTGCATGTTTTCCAAAAGTTCATTTGTGGACATCTTGGTTTTACCGTCAAATTTGTCAAAGGTATTAATCTGACCATATATCGTTTTTTCAAGTCCGTCCTGAATCTTCTGCAGGGCTTCCTGCGCTTCTTCTGCATTTTTTACTACTTCGGAAATGGTGCTTCCGGATGAATCACGAAGTGAAAGCAATGAGTCCTCGATTCCAGAAAATGTTGCCGTTGCCTCAGTCACGGCCTTACTGACTGAGGAGTGGATGGTATTCTGCATCTCCGCTACGGTTCCTGCCCATCCGGTAATGAATCCTTTACCGGACATCTGGCCTATGTACGCGAATACCGTGGATGGAGAATGAACACCTAACTGCGTTTTTGCAGACGTGATTATTTCAGCGCACATGCGCTGAACGTTTTTCACCACCTCACTCTTTCCCGAAGTGATTCCGCCTGTTAGTCCTGCCGTTATTTGCTTTCCAATATCTGAGAATGCTTCCTGTGGCAGCCCATCTTCTGCAGCAAATTCAGTTTCATTGGCTACATCTGTCATTGCATCAACGACATCGCCCTTCCCACCATCAATTCCCCCTTCAAGGCCAGCATCAGTTTTTTCCCCTACCTTCTCCATCACTCTTGATGATGAGCTGATTTCGAGGGTATCCTCAACTGCACCTACTCCAGCGTCAGCCAATGTTTTCGCAGTATCAGAAATCTTTCCTACTCCGCTTAGAATACCAGCGGCGAGACCTCCGGAAAATTCGGTCCCTGATATTTCCATTTCTCCGGTTTTGCTTTTAACACTCTGAGTTGCATCTGTCAGAGAATTAGCTGCATCTTCTGGTATTTTTGCAAGTTCCTGCCGACTCTTCAATTCCAAACGAACGAGCTCAGCGACATACTCATCGGTAATACCTGGCGCGCCTTCCTTAACTGCTGCCCTTGCCTCAGCTAATTTTGTCTTGTAAGTTTCGCATTGTTTTTCTAGACTCCCTCTCGTAGATGTCTCAGAGGTTTGAAAGTCATTGGTTAACAGATCTAATGATTCTGATATTTTTGCCTGGTCCCCGGAAATTATAGCAGCACTCGCACCCTCGTAATTTGCAATCGTGGAGTTATACCCTTCCAGTGCCGCAGTTGCGTCCGCTAAAGTCTGATTGTTCTCAATCATGTGGTCCTTAAAGCCTGCTGTTGTTTCTCCTGCCATAATAAGTTGGTCTTGCAGGTCATACAACTGCTGCCTCAATTCATCATTTGTTCCATCAGAGGCATATTCAGCCATAAGGCGATTATATTCTGACTGCAGTTCATTTTCTTTTGCAAGTGCGTCATTATAATTCTGAGTCGCCGTCTCTGAATTTTTGGTTGCATCAAAAAGTGCCTCCCTTGCCCCCTTTTGCTTAACGATAGCCTCCGTATATGATTCCTGATAGGCATTCAGTGTGGCCTCCGCCTTTTTCTTCTCAATGAGATTATTAATCTCCTGCTGAAGTCCCTTATAATCTTTGATGACACCATCGACCATGTCAATCTCAATCCCAAGTGCATTTTTCAATTCATTGACAATAAATGCTGCCCTGACCTCATAACCCTCATTGATTTTCCCGTTCTCGTCTGTGATATTCTGTAATTCCTTCCACAGCTCCTTCTCTTTTCCCGATTGCGCCTCTATGACGGATACGGATTCCTGCCTACGTTGCGACAACTCATCATAAGCGCCTTTCAGCTCTTCCACCTTTTCTTTATTCTCTTTTTCTGCCTCTGTAAGCTCCCGCGCGTCTTCGTAATAGTCAACCATATTACCCTGCGCTGCAAGAAAGGCGCCTCCTAAAACGCCAACAGCTAATGCAGTTAAGAAGAGCGGGCCTCCACTCGCAGACAATGCGGTCAATCCTCCTGATATTACAGGGAGCATCTTCATAAGTGCGCCAATTCCGGTAGAAAGCTTTCCGATGGATATAAGCAGGGGACCGATTGCTGCAACGAGTAAACCAATTTTTACAACTGTCTCCTTTTGGGTTGCATCCAGCTTATTAAACCAGTCCGTCCACTGCTGTATCTTTGCCACAAGCGCCCGTATTTTAGGTATCAGCGCGTCACCAATCGCAATTGCAGCCTCCTGCAGCTGGCTTTTAAGGATGGTCAGCTGTCCGTTGAGGTTGTCCTGCATTGTCTCTGCCATGTCCTTTGCCGCGCCCTCTGAATTGGCAATAGCATCAGACAACTTGTTATAGTCCTCTTCGCTGGCGTTGATAATCGCCAGCATGCCAGACATGGCTTCCTTTCCGAAAAGAGTTGCCGCATATGCGGACTGTTGCTCCTGGGTAAGCCCCTCAATAGCCTGAGTCCCCAGTGCTAAAGCAAGATTCTGGGCCACCTGTGCTTTATTGGTCTTTTTGGTCACTTTGATTCCCAGTTTATCCATTGCCTGTTTCTTAAACTGAGCTTCAGACATATCCTTTATCTGTTCCTGACCGGCATACATTGCAAGCTGGAAATACTTTTCTTCCTCCGACAACCCTTTAAGCGTTTCCCCGTATCCGTCAGTAATAGCCTGCTGCTCCAGGGTAGCCAGACGCTGGGCCTTCTGTTCCTCTGTGGTGACAGCAAAGGATTCCCGCAAGATTTTTAATGTCTCATCCAGAGACTTCATTGAACCGTCTTCATTGGCAATCTCAATCCCCAGTTCATTCATGACGCCTTCCATGGATTCCGTGGGTTTTACCATATTGGTGATGGCTGCTCTCAACTGGGTACCTGCCTGGCTGGCCTTGATGCCACTATTGGCCATCAATCCCACTGCGAGAGCCGTATCCTCCATAGAATACCCCAGAGAGCCACAAACAGGCGCCACATACTTGAATGTCTCGCCCATCATTTCCACATTGGTATTGGCATTGCTGGAAGCAGCCGCCATAACATCGGCCAGGCGCCCGGCATCCGCTGCCGTGTATCCCATACCGGTCAGGGCGTCCGTTACGATATCGGATGTGGTCGCCAAGTCTGCACCGGATGCAGCTGCCAGGTTCATGATTCCGCTGATACCGTTCAGCATGTCATCTGTTTTCCAGCCTGCCATTGCCATGTAGCTCATGGCGTCTGCGGCCTCAGATGCGCTGAATTTGGTTTCCGCTCCCATCTCCCTAGCCTTTTCCCTTAACCGGTTAAAATCTTCACCCGTGGCCCCGCTGATGGCCGACACATTAGACATGGACTCGTCAAAGTCAGCCGTTGTCTTCACCGCGGCGGCCCCAATGCCGGTCACAGCGGCCGTAACTGGCAGCAGTTTCTTCCCAACCCCTTCAATCTTCTGTCCAACTTCCTGGAACTTATCACCGGCCGCACTAATCTGCTGCAGGGTAGTATTGGCCTTCCCGGCCTGGTCCTCCAGGGACTTAAGCTGCTGCTCCGTCTCAGCTATCTCCCTCTGCAGGGCGTCATACTGTTCCGGCGCTACCGGGTTCCCAAATTCATCCGATACTTCCTTAGCTGATTTCTGGAGCGTCTTTAATTCGCTGGAGGTTTTTTTGATTTCCTCCTGTATGGCATCGTACTTCTCCTGAGATATCTCTCCGTTTGCCAGCTGCTCATCGGCGTTCCTGGACTGTTCTTTTAGGTCGCCCAGTTTATTTTTGGTCTCGTCTATCTGTTTCTTGATTGGGTCATACTTTTCTTTCCAGGCATCATAGTTTGAGGCTGATTCTGCCACCTGCTTGTTTGCCTCTTTCAGGGTATCCAGTTTACCCTTAGTTCCCTGCACGGCCTCTGCCAGGAGCTTCTGTTTCTGCCGCAGCAGCTCCGTGTTGGTTGGGTCCAGTTTCAGCAGTCTCTCCACATCCTTAAGCTGGCCCTGTGTGCTGCTGATTTCTTTGTTGACGCCGCTTAATGCCTTGTTTAAACCGGTGGTATCCCCACCGATTTCTATTGTGATTCCTTTGATACGGTCTGCCACGATACCACCTCCTTAAAATTTGTCAAAATCCTCCTGGGTTGCCAGGTTTGGATACTTATAGCTGTCATTTTGTGACTCTGTAAACATGTCCAGGACCAGCCCAATGGTGAGCAGGTCGAGGTCACTAACCGCTACCCCCAGCTGGGCCGCCCGGAGCATGAACAAGGGCGTTGTCATTTCCCGGCTGCTCGGCTTCGTTTTTTTTTGGCCTCCACATCTGTCTCAATATTCAGATGCCACAGGTCAAGGAGCTGGGGCAGTACCGTGTAAATTGAAAACGTATTGAACTGGTCCAGCCACTCCTCCGGGGTGTCCGGCTGCTTCGGGTCAGCATAAAGCGCCATTATGTATGCCACATTCTCAAACAGCTCCAGGTCACTGATTGGGATTTCCTCGCCTTTCACGGCCTTTCCCAGACGCATTAAATCCCGGAAGATATCCCGCCGGAACCGCGCCCGGTACAGCCTTGGTATGGCAGCCGATGCCTTGAACGGCACCAGCTTTCCATCAATCTCTATTTCCTTGCTTATCATGTCTTACCTCCGTTACGCTCCTAAGCCGGATGCGGCTGTCTCATATACATTGCCATACCAACCGTTATAGGTTGCCTCATCCGTTGTATCACCGGTCCGTGCTTTAATCCTCCCGTCCGGAAGAGGTGTTGCAGAGATGGTCAGAGTCTCTGTTACCGGTTCAATGGATTCCTCCTTGGTCTGGGACTCCACGGACGGCCTGGTGGCGCTACAGTTATACAGCACATGTCGGATGGCCTTCTCATCACCGTCAAACTCAAACAGCAGGGCAAACGCGGTCTGTTTGGCATCAGCATTTTCTACCAGGACCTTCTTTCCGTCTAATGTTTCCCCTAAGACGTCCGTCCGGAAGCTTTCCGGCAGCAGGGCCACCTCCAGGTCCCCCTCATAGCCGTTATTGGCAGCTGCCTGATAGTAGGTGATTCCATCTGCGTAAAACTTGGAGATGTCACCCTGGGCATCCAGGGATATGCTGACAGACCCCTTGATGGGTGTCGGTTTGGCAAACTTGATTGCCCCATCCTCTCCTGTTGTCTGTGGTGCATAATGCACGTTCTTAAGGTTGTACTTGACTTTATTCATTGATTAATACCTCCATTTCATACAGCACCTCATACATCTTTTCAGATTCAAGGTACGTCTCTGTTTTCTCATAGAAAAAGCCATGCTCTTTCAGCACGGCTTCCACTCTTTTTTCCGCATCCGGGTCCTTTCTATCCGTATAAAGTTCTAAATCCAGCTCGTTGATACCCTGATAGACAATCCCGTCAGCGGAAAAGTTATTGGTTTCTGGGTACAAATACACCAGGTATGGTTTTTCCGGTTCCTGCCCTTCCTCGAAATGATGGTAAGCTGCCGGGAATCCGGCTGACTTAACCATCTGGTACACTTCTTTTTCTGTCATTGTGATAACCTCGCTTTCAGACGTCTCTCAAACTCTTTGGCGGCCTGCTTCTCCGCAGGGCCTATATGCGGGATACCTTCTACCCGGCCACCGCCCCGTTTCGCATGTCCTTTTTCCAACAGATGGGTGAGGCCCGGCTTTTTCTTGTTGTATATCCGGATTCCTATGGATACGGCATTTTCCGATTCCACCTTTGAGGCCCATCCATCCTTATAATGTCCCTTCCTGCTCCCAGGCCCATCCGGGGATGTCTTTTTCAGTTCCTTCACGGTCTCCTTTGCAACTGCCCTGGCTTCTGCCTTTGTGTCGGCGGCTACCTCAGAGGCATACTCCTCCATCATTTTGGCAATCTCTGTTCCCAGAGAGTCAATCCTGATTCCTGACATGACATCACTCCTTTGCTGTGGCACGGATTTTCACGGTTTCATTTTTATACTGGACATTATCAATACTGGTGATGTCATAAGCCTTACCCCGGTGTACCAGCCTGTACCCCTTCGTGTTCATGGCCCCCAACAGCGGATGATAACGCAGTATGAACATGATTGTGTTCTGGGCCTGTGTCTGCGCGGCCTCCCAATATTCAGACCCCGACAGGTTATTCATATAGGCGTATCCACGGTAATAATATTCCGTCCAGGCTGCTATCTGGTTCCCTATATCATCCTCGGTATAGCCATTCTTCTCAATCGTCACCGGCTCCCGGTATGCCCCCGCATTCATGGCGCCACCTCCTACAGCAGGTTCTCACAATACATCCCAAGGATGGTGTCCACCACCCGGTTGACATTGTTCTTATCTACGGTCATCTGCCGGTTATCGTACATATCGGAGACAAGTACCAAAACGGCAATTGTGATGTCCTCATGTATATCAATCGCAGCCTCATCGAGACCGGTATATCCCTTTACATAGTCCATGGCTGCCGGAAGGAGGATTTCCAGGTACTGCCTGTCCTCCTCCGTCAGGTATGCCTCTTCCGTCCGTATCTGCCGACAGATATCCTTAAGCGTTATCTCGCTTACTTTCATCCTTTACGCCCTTTCTCACAGTAACCTGCTCGATATATCCAGCCTGAGCCAAGTCGCGGATTAATACCACATCTATGATTTCTCTGACCTCACCCTTATACATGGATACCGCGCCGGAAAATGATTTCAGTGCCTTGACCTTCATGTCCTGCCTCCTTAATCGGATGCCTTCATGACCAGTTTGACAATCTTCTGGGCATTCTCGACCTTAGCATCAAACTCCATCCATGCAATCACGCCTATGGCATGTTCATCCGCATATCGTTCCTGGAGGACCTGCGCGGATGCATCCTCGGACAGTTTTACAGCCAGGCCGGACAAATCCCCATAGTAAATGGCTGTCTTCCCCGCCTCCATTCCGTCCATCTGGTCTGACACATAAACCGGCTTTCCCAGGAGAGTCGTACCGAAGGGGGACGTGATGTCATCCTGCATGAGATACCGGCCATTACCATCCTTCAGCAGACGTAGGGCCGTCCTGGTCGCGCTGTTCATAATGAATACGGCCTTTGCCTGAAAGGCATCCTTCACCTTATCCTTCAGCATGATGATTTCATCCATCGTGACGGCGGATGCCGCCGCGGTTTCCACGCTGAGGGTCACGCCCTTCAAACCCTCAACCTTGGCATCAGTCACATGCAGCAGTTCCGCCTCCAGGAACCTTGCAATTGATTCAGATATCTCATTAACAACAAACGATACGATGTCAAACTGGCTGTTGTTTGCCAGGGACTTGGACACTTTGGACAGGGCGCCGGCCAGGTATCCAGTCAGTTCGATATTTGTGAACTTCCCGCTGGTGCTGGTAAGGGATTTGAATTCCTCTGCATAGGCCATCTTGATTGTGTTACCATCAGCTGCATAGTACGGGATTGACAGAGCCCCTTTTACATTGTACCGGGTCGCCATCTTATAGATTGGGCAGATGTCCTCCACCTTCTTGATAATTCGGTTCGCAATCGTCTTGGGGATAACGGCGCCATTATCGGTCTTTGTCATCTCACCAGCACGTTCCTCCAGGACCTCCCCGCGGATATAGGCCGCAAAAGCACGCTCTTCCAGCTCCTCCTGTTTCAGGTCCTCATGTTTCTCTGTGCTGATAACATTCAATTTCAAGTCCCTGGCACGTTCCAACTTTTCAATAGTGCTGTCCAGGGCCTTCACCTGTTTATCCAGGTCATCAAACTGCTGGTCTTCTTCTTGGCTAAATGCCCTCTGCTCCGTCTCTGCGGTGGACGCCAGGTCTTTCATCTGCTGAACCAGGTCGGCCCGCTGCTCCGTAAGAGACTTTAAGTCCTCCGCACGATACTGCATGTACTGCCTTGCAACTGTTTTCTTTCTCATTCTGCTTTCTCCTTCTCTAATTCCTTGATTCTATTGTGATACTTACTCATATCAATCGTTTTCTTTACTTCCTTGACCTCCACATAATCCGCGCGGACCTCCAAAGGTTCTGGTGTCAGGATTGTCTCTCCCTCTGCCCTTACCTCAACACTGGTGCCCTCGTAGCATGGCTGCTTGCGCTCATCTATAATGGACACCTCCACCAAGTCCATATCCTCCACGTACCTGCGCTCCAGAGCGTCATTGATATCCTCCTTACTGGCATCCCGTTCCCTGAACCCAAAGGACCAGCCTCTAAGCTTCTTCTTCCGGGCTTTTTCAATGACTTCCGGGTCCGTGACCTCTGCCCGGGCATGGAGTCCGATGCTATCCTCGTACAGCTCCAGATTTGTGCTTGTGGAACCTAGATTCCTGGTCTTGTCATGGTTTAGGAGCAGCTGCACCTCATTGTGTCTGAGCGCTCGCTCAAACACCCCAGGTACAATCTGCTCCACAAACCGTTTCCCGGTCTTACGGTCCCTCATAGGCCGCGAATCCCTGGCCACGGCATTGACATAGCCTTCAATCACCACACTGTCTGACCTTAGTTCAATCCTCATTTTTCTTTTCACCTTCTTTCTGCTCCGGCCCTGACTCTTTCTGTCCAAGTCCGCCGGTCTTGTTCATGTTCGGCATGTAAAACTGTTTCGTCTCCGGGTCATACAGCACATCCTGCAGGCCAAGGCGGACAAAATCCAATCCCAGCGGCGGCAGATTCTCCCTTAAGCGTATCTCATCAATCTGCATGAATCCGTTCTTACTGGCCGTCTCATAAGCCCGGAAACGTTTTTCAATGTCCCCTTTGGTCAGCTCTGACGTATCCGCTGCAAAATAAAAGGACCCCTTCTCTGATTCAAGAAGCAGGTCCCGGTTCAGGGCGCATTCAAACTCTTTTAAGATTGGATTCAGGCAGTACTGGACGAAGTTTGTCTTATCCTGCTCCGTGGCGCCGCCGTTTATCATAGCCGGCGGCATGTTGAACAGCTTACAGATTTCGTCACTGTTAGTTTTCTTGTTCTCGTTCAGCTGCATCTCCACAGACGTGTTACTGGCCTCCTGAAAATCTAACCCATCGTTCAATATGACGACATTTTCTGTGTTGTTCTGGTAAAGTCGGAGCCATGCTGCCCTTAATGCCTCAATGGCCGGTTTTGCCAGCTTTTTAGCCGACTTGACAAACCCTTTCTTATTGCCACCGGTCTTGACCAGATTCTTTTCATACTCCAGGGAATGATAGGCTACGCTCAGGACTTCACTGTTCTCATCCACCACACTCCCGCCGGAACGTCCATCCTCCGTATTCCTGAGCACTTTCAGAAATTCAAAGGGCTTATATTTCGTCCCTTGAATCATGATGTCATAATCCTTAAAAATCGGGTCTGACGTGAACAGGAAGGAGACCTCAGATTCCCTGACGTAATGCAGGGAACGTATTCGATTCCCAGTGCGGTTTATGAAGGCATACCCGCCTTTACCCATCAGGTAATCTCTGACCAGTGCACGCTTGAACTGAACCCCATCCAGCGTGTCCCCGGTATCATCATTTAGCAGCCGGACCCTGGTATCATCCTCAACAGCTTCCAGTTTTCCATCCACCAGCCTATAAAGCCGAATAGGGATGGTTGAAACGGTTTCTGCTATCTTATTCACGCAGGCCGCAAAGGCTGGCACATTCATGGCCTGGTCCCTGGTCATGTAGTCATCCGACAGACTGGCCCGCAGCAACGCATCTTCGTTGGACTCTGTTTCTGTTTTCTCTGGTTCCGGGTCTGCCCTCAACCGAAAGGACCACATATGCAATCACTCCTCTCTCTGTTGCGATATCGCAACTAACACACCTGCACTGTAAAACCGCTGTCATCAAGGAGGATATCCTGCTGGAGCAGATACACTGAGTTGATAATACTCACCACTCCGTCCACCTTCCCCTTGGATTTCTTCTTGTTGACATACCGGTTCATATTGGTGTCATAGGTACACTTCGCATTTTCAAAATTGGTTTCCAGCAGCCGGTTTTCCTCGTAATGCCACTTCTGGTTTGCCACCATTTCTGCCAATAGCTTGGTGGGAGGATGCAGGGTGTCCGAATGCTGCCGTATTTCCACCGTTGTATAATTCTTATCCCATTTCTGGGCGCTTGACAGGGCATTATATCGGTCATAGCCGATTGACTTAATAACCACGCCTCTGGATTCCTCCAAGCCTGCCACGTAGTCCTCAATTACGCCGTAGTCCACTGTCATATCACCGCAGGCAATGCAGGTTCCCGCGGCAATGGCTGCCCTGTAATCAAACTTCTCAAACTCACTCTTTTCATCAATCCTTCCCTCCGGTATAAATGTCATGACGTGGCTCAGTATCTCCCCATCCTCCTCCGCCGACATGGTCACGGAACAGTTATCGTTTGTCATTGCAAGGTCAACACCCACATAAACCTCCCGGCCTTCCCAGTCTATCCGCGGTACCTTGCAGGCCTTTACCTGGTCAATCGGGATGTATGTCTCAGTCCCGGCGCCCTGATAGATGATGTTACAGTGCTTGGTCAGGAAGTTCTCCCGCAGCTTCTCCCGGTTGATAGCCCTCTGCCGTTTCAGCAATAATTCATCCCAGACCTCCGGTATCTCCAATGCCAGGGGATTTCCGTGGGCCAGGATAGTATCATCCGTAGCCCAATCTTTTGTATTGTCTGGCTCATAGAGTAGGGCAAACACTGTCTCGTCATCAATCAGGCCGTCCAGGATTTTCTTGGCATTGTCCACCTCGTCCTCCAGCGGATTGTCCGCTGTTGGATACTTGGTTGAAATGATAAATCCCAGCTTATTCCGTATGAGTAGCTGGCCGGAGCGCATGGCCTCCACCGGATAGGATGTAGGCAAGGCTCCCACTTCATCAGCAATAAACACGCTTGGTTCCTTTCCATCCATCCTGCTGGTAGAGTAATTGAGTGGCGTGTACTTCGTCTTTGTGGGGTTATGCAGGATGTAATCCCGCAGCACCTTAAACTCGTTCTCCTCAAAGACCTCCACGTTAGTTGCCAGCAACGGCTCCAGAGCCTCCTTAATCTCACGGGCCAGCGCCCCATCCGGCGCCACAGAGAAGAACCTGGAATAGGCCGGCTCCAGGTAAAAAAGCAAAATAAAAAGAACAGCAACAACAAATGTCTTGCCATTCTTTCTGCAAATCTCCAGGACCGCCGTCTGATACCGGCGCATCCGCTTGTCATTCCGATGGACCGTACAGAGGACTGCTGTTATAAGCAGCCATTGATATCCGGCCAGCGCCGAATAGATGGACTGACCAGCCTTCGGCCCCTTTGCCATCTTAAGTACCTTGAGAATTTTATATATCTTATCCAACAGTTTCTCATTGATGATGTATTTCTTGTTCTTCCCCTTGTACGTCTGCAAAAAGTCTGCACATTGGAGGATAACGTACCTCGGTGCTTTTATCTTTCCCCGGCATACCCCCTCAGCATATGCGACCGCCGGGTGCTTAACCTTGGTCCTCGTCGTCCTCATTGATTAAATCCATGATGGTCTTTTTCTTCTCTCCAGGCTTCACTTTCGCGATGGACAGCTTCGCCCGGCTCTGAGGGGATAGGCACAGCTCATTGCAGCACCGGAAGTATTCCTTTGATGCCTCGGCCCTGGCCATCCGGAAGGAATTCTCAAAGAGCAGTTCCTTCTTATCGTTGGCCTGCCGGTCCAGCTCCTGGATACGGTCCACAGCAATGGCGGTCTGAGCCAGAATGAACAGGTCCAGGTTTCCTAGGATTTCAGCCTCTTGCAGTTCGGCCATGATATAATTAAATATTTCCATCTGGGATTCCGTCAGGTACAGCGGCGGCACCAGTTTGTCATTCTTTCCGCGGAGCTTATCCTCCAGCTCAAGGCGCTGCGCCTCTTCTTCTTTTGTAATTGTGCCAGTCTTTACCCTGGCTGATTTTGCCGGCCTTGCCATCCTATCACCTTCCTTCTGGGCCGAAATTCTCATTTCTAAGATTTTGTGTATTTAAAGGTGGGGCGTCGGTGTCCCGAAGTGTGTCTATTTTTTACACAACTCCCCGGGGGATACCTCCGCCACCAGACGGATTCCTGCACCCACCAGGACACACTCATGACCGGTCTGCTCTTTGATGTATTTACGAAAGTCATCTATGCATGACTTCGTCAGCTTCTTGGCTGTCTCAAAGACAAGAATGCTATCCTGGCCGTTTACCGTCTTAATCTCTTCACATTCAACCCGTTTTCCGTTTTCAACTTCAATCCATAGTCTCACTGACTTTCCTCCTGTTCATCTATAATCTCTTTTATAGTTTCATACGGTATCTCTCCGCTCTCGCACATCTCATGGTGTATCCCGCATACAGTCAGCAGGTTGTCATCATCCAGGCGCCGGTCATAATCCGTTTCTATCGGTATAGCGTGATGAACGGATAGGTTCTCATAGTTATACTGCCGGTCCGTACCGTAAAGGTTTCGGATACACACCTGGCAGAGGTTCTTGTCTCGCCGGCGTATCTGCTCCCGTTTATCCCTCCATTTCCTGGAGCTACGGAACCGGTCTATGTAGGTTATCTTCTTTTGCGGTGCTGGCTTCCTGCCGCAGTCGTACTGGCTATCATGGATACGGCCACAGTATTTACATGACTTAAGCATATCTATATCATCCTCTATCTGACTGTCCTCTCCACAAAAAGATGCCTCGCTGGTCTGAGAATCACCCGGCAGGGGAAAGCAAAAGGCCCGCCGTTTCCGGTAGGCCCAATCTCATAATCCAATTATACCACAGGTTTTAAAAAACTTTTCCATCCGTTTTCCATCATTTACGCATCATCTATCAAGCGTTCCGGGTGTACTCGTTCAAATGCCATCAGGGCCTCCCCATGTTTATTGATGATGTACTTGTATGTATACCCCATGTCGCAGGCTATCTGGGTAAAGTTCATCTCATTGCGCACATACCGCCGATACAGGATATCGATAAAGAGACTGTCGTTTATATCATGTATCTCATCAATCAGCCTATGCTTCAATTCCATGTACTGGATTATACGGTTTTCTATATCTTCCTCCAGACTTACCACCCGTAACGCCTGGGCCTCCGTCTGATTCCCACAGGCACTGCCAAATGAAGTCTGGACATTTTCCACTTCACTTCCATCTTTCTTGGAATGTATCCCCCTGTTTCCTTTTGCTTCCCTCAATTCCTGTTTCTTATGCTTTATCTTTTGGTCCAGTACCCCTAACTGACTCAAGTACTCCTTAGCTGTCATCTACTCCCGCCTTTCCCTACAGTTCCTTGGCCAGCTGATTCAACTCCGCCCTGGCCTGTACAATCCGCCTCTTGATGGATTCCTTCGTGTGGTACTGCTCAGTGTTGCCGTACATAGGCGGATATCCGTTCCTGCTCTCAAAGTTCTCATAGTCCTTGATACTGTCCACCAAGGTGTTTACCATGCTCTGTACCATCATGATTCTATTTTTTTTTTTCTTCATAATCTTTTCCACCTTTCTTTTGTTTATAAGCCAAGTTCTCACATTTTCTCCGCAAGAATCTCTCATAATCGCACCTGTCTCTCAGTCTTTTTATTAGTAGCGAGCCTTAAAAAACCCTTATTTTATGCGGGTTTACGGACATGTTCTCTCATTCTCGCATACTTTTTCGTTTTAAGGAGCTATATATTAATACAGCATGTATAGCGCCTATGGTACCATATAATATAAATGTATATATGTCTCTATAACAGATATATATGTGAGATTGCGAGACTCATAGGAAAACCCCTTATAAACTCTACACTTTTTTAGGCTCGCATAATTCTCGCATTCTCGCTTTTTACCGCTTTTGAGCCAATTAATCTCGCATTTTTTCATTAAACGGGTCATCGGGGCCAGTATAATCCTCATATTCTTCAAAAGATTTAGGCTGTTGAAGTATAATCTTCACATACCTGGCCCTTGTCTTTTTCCCTGCAACGGTCGTTAAAGAAGCATACCTTCCATCACTTGCACGTTCCAGATACCCAGAAGCAGACCACTCCTTCTTAACCGCATCAAAATTAAAATCATTCTCCTCCAATACCCGCATCAGTTCCAACTGGTTAAACATGCAATGATCCGGCGCTATTTTTCCCAAAATCTTATTACTGTACATTAGGTCGAATAGATTCTCATTCGCAGCAATCCAGTCAATGATGAACTGATATGCTCTCTCGGCCTGAGACACTTCTGCCTCCCTTTTAAGGAATCCCACCCCTTCCAGCAGGTCAACGGCCTTCTCGCCGGGAAACAGGCATTCCCCCGCCAGCTGATCCGCCAGGAGGATACAGGCGAGGCTCTGCACCTGCTTTCCCGTACTCTGTGCCAGGATGGACAGTTTTTGGCAAAGGCTTTTGTGCCGTCTTATCAGTTCCGCGTCCGGAATCCCCTGAACATGCCGCACGAACTTCTCTCCAGCATGTCCATTATGTTCCCTGACAGTCTCCAGGACATGTGCAAAATCTGTAAATAACGGATTATCAATCTCCAGTTCAATCACACGGTTGACCGCGCCGGCCCCAGACTGTTCCCCGACTATTGGCTGCTCCCCATTGAAAAATGATACATTCTCCCATGTCTTCCGGTCTTTCTCGCTGCTGTTCCTCGACAGCCTTCCTCTTTCCTTGCCTTCTGTCATCGCATAAATCAACTTCTCCAGGTTCCCTCTTGAAAGCTGTGTCTCATCTACAAATACAGGAAGGCTCTTCATTAGGGCTGCCCTGCTTGTACAATAATTGATGGTGGAATCCACGGACAGGATAAGCTCGTCCGGAATCCCCCAGATGGAGGCTGCCACCATAAAGGCGACCGTCTTTCCGGTCCCGGAGGCTCCCCAGAGATGGAGTACAAAACACAGGCAGTTGATTTTCTTAATCAGGATGGAAGCCAGGCTTGCGTCCATCAGCAACCGTACGAAGAGGTTCTTCCTATATTCCATACATTCCTTCTGCCAGGTCTCAAATACGCCGCGGGGGCCTACGGCCTGTACCGTCTTAGCCTGTGCGTTGTCCCCATCAAAAACGATGTCCTTGACATAGGGAAAGAACTGTTTCCCTATCCATCCGAAATGAGACACTGCCTTTGTGACTGGCAGGCTGTCCTCGTTTATTCTGTACATATCGGATATGTAATTCACAAGGTTCTTTGCCTTCTGGTCATTGACAACCACACCCAGATTGGCAAGCGTGACAATCTTGGTCTTGGAGCAGCATACCGCCGGCTCCACCTTGATATCCTTCCACATGAATTTTCCATTCCTCCTGACACTGAATGCAATATCATATTTCTGTTCCCCTGTCTCAATATTCTCCGTAAGCCCGACCGGCAGTATCTGTTGATAGGAAACATCTATGAGGACGGGAGGGTCCGTATCCTTCTTTCCCTGCACCCACTTATATACCCCGTCCTTATTGCATATCCAGTCCTCACACCTAAGCTGGATAGGAGCATCCACGAACTGAGTTATTCCTTCTTTAGGCGGCAGGGCCTTCCCCGAATACGGTGATGTTGACTTCTGGTACTTAAGGGCGCTCTCCACTTTCTGCTTAACATCTTTATCCGTCAAAGGCGGGAAACACCTAGTTTCATTCTCTGTCATTGCTGCAGCCAGAATGGCCTCATCTGACAATCCTTTGGCCTGTAAACTGCAGGCCAGGCGGAAAATAGTGTTATCCCGGCTGCCTTCCGGTATTTCCTCTGGAACTGAGAAGGTTGACTTCTTCTTCTTTTCGGACCTTACAAAGTCAATGAACCTATAAACGAGGTCGTCTGCCTGCTCAATGACAAATTCATTCGGAGCCTGTTCCCATTCATACCGATTACCATTTTCATGTATACTAGGTGGAGCCACAAAGTAACCGCCGTCCCCTCGTATATCAACTGCTTTTTCTCCATTTGTGCTGCAAAGTATTTCCCTATCCGCTCTATAAAGAAGGTGATACCCGCCTCTGCCGGTTATTGTCCGGCATGTATCCGGCAGCTGCCCATGCTCCATTTCCCATTCTTTTAGTGTCTCATTGCCATACTTTCCTTTTCCCTTGTCAATATCCAAATCAATGACAATAATGCCACCGCTCATCCGCCCTGATGCAATACCAATGTTATAGTTCGGGTTCCTACTCCACCACTTCTCTATTTGGCTAAAATCCATTGAAGCATCAAGGAAACCATTTTTAGTGGCAGGATTCTTGGATTTTGGGACCAAGGGGAACACTGCCATCCCCATCTTCGCATAAGCCAGCGCATATTGTCTTAAACTATAGTCTTCCGACATCCTTTACCTGCCCTCCATTTAAAAGTATGATAAGACTTCCTTAGTCAATTTATATATCGTTTTCACCAGATTCAAAATCAGTCCCTCCTTCCCGGGCGGAGGATGGTCAGAAAGCTCCGCCCTGTGAGTCCAACACCTCATGCATTCATACCGTGACATATTATAAGCATGTGTTGGGTCGAATTAACCAGTTGCTATATGTAAAGGCTTGCGCCGTTACATCTTTTTATTGACATTCTTTTATGCCCTTGCCATAATGTAAGGGCAGGAATAGCCGCCTGTCCCTTTGGATGCGCATTCAGGGTGTACGTGGTCGAGAACGGATTCCTGCCGGCGGAATCCACATGCGCTGTTTCACAATTAGTGAGACAATGGTTTCCGCTTTTAAATATTCTTCAAATGTCAGTTCGGTTGATTAGATACTATTCTGTGCGTTGTAACATCCATATCCTTAATCATATCTAATAGTGGCCGCTCTGTCTCACTTTTCGCTATCGCTTTCCAGCGATATGTATATACCGGTTGTGAGCAATTTCCTAAAATATTTGGCATTGCATAGCTTTCTTTTCTCTCCAAGAAAAACATCTCTTACCTCCGCTAAATGTTAATACTGCTGATATCAGCTTAGTCTCAAAGAACAGTACTCAAATCCAGTTCAATACCTTCCATCACTGCTCTGGCTTCAAGGACCGCGATATAATCTGTCATTGCTTTTACCTGCATATTGTATGTGCTTCTAGGGCAAGTAGGAACAAACCCAAGCTCTATTCCCCTGTCCCATTTATTCAGCATATTAGCCAATCCTCTGTATCTGATAACTAACTGCTGATACTCTGCAATAAATCTCTTTTTGTAATCTGCACTATTCATTCCTTCTACTGTATCCGCTAATTTCATCATGTATTCCTCTTTCTCCGACACTCAGCAGTCGGCTGCTAATATTAATTTCCATGAACAAGAAATTTCGGGAACTCCTGTATCAACGTGTCTCCCCATATCTCTAATAAACTGGATTTCATAAACACCGGAATACCATCTGCCTGGCACCGTTCCACAATGTTCTTTATCCATTCACGCTTTGGAATGACCTTATCCTTGCGGTGTCCTGTTTCTGCACCTATGATAATCCAATCTATGCCTCTTATGTGATATTTCTCAAACGGCTTTAATAATGGCTCAATGCTGATAAATGTTTGGACAGAGTGATGTGTCGTAAAAGAAAAATCGGCTCCCATCGGTCCAGTTTGCGACCATCCAAACCACATATTAGGCGGCATATATTCATCAAGTAACTTCTCGTATCGTTTTGGATTCTTAGTAAGAAACAGATAATTATGCTGCGGAGCTGCTTCGCAAGCCTCAAACACTTCCTCTATCCATGAATCCGGCACCCATTCGCCGAACAGGTCAGCCATAGAGCAGACAAAGATATTTCTGCCTTTCTTATCCCGGTAATCGTTCAAGCGGTATCTGTGTAACGTAGGAAGAAAACCATATGGGTAAGGACACGCCTTTTCCGATTCTTCGCCATATACCTTTTCATTTAGGACAAACAATTTATCATCTGTCCAATCCTCTCCGCCACCAGAAAAACGCTTTGCAATACCTCTGGCATAGCAATATTCACACCCATGCAGGCATCCAGTAACCGGATTCCATGTACTGTCACACCAATCAATCTTTGTTTTATCCATAAATCCCCTTTCTGTGCCAAATGAAAACTTTACCAACTTATGATACAATACCCTGGCTTTAAACCAAGTGCTGGGGCGTCCCGCAAAACATATTTGACATACCGCCTTACACTGTTTCCAGTATAAAACCCATCCCACTCTTCCAAAATAAGCAAATCTCCAACCTGGACATTATCTTCATCCGCCCGGATTTCAAAATTCTTCTCTCTTGCTCGCACCGCTCGAAAGTATTCAGGCAGTATCTTCTTTTTGACAACTTTCATCTTTCCCTTCCTCCGGTTCTCCCGGAAATATAAATTTATTTAGTTAAGAAATCCATGCTTCCTGCGGCAACGTATCCGTGTACCGCTTCCAGTCCTGGGATTCTTTGCTATATTTATGTTGGGCATACACATTTGCGGTTACTGCCTCATACAGCTTTTCAATTTCCTTTACTGCCTGAAGGTATCCTGTATTCTGGTCCCGGAGAATATCTATAGCTGCTTTAAGGCTATCATACCTATTGCGTAATCCAATATAAGCATGATAAACTTTAAAACTCTGCCTTGCCGCTGCAATAAGTTCATCCTTTGTCATTTACTTCAGCTTTTTCCTTGCTTCATCCTCAGCCCAGGCATCTGTGCAGGAAATGCCAAAATAATCCTGCTCCCATGAATCCCAGCCTAATAGGCCGCCGCCTGATTCCCCTGCGCCTATTGCCACAAAGAACAAGTCAAAACAGCTCGGCACCCACTCTTCCTCTAAGTCCATTCGCATCTGCTCGCACTCTGCGCACAAATCTCCAAAAGCCATTTTAAATTCATAGGCTTCATCTTCGTCCCCAGCAAGCGCATTTATAAGAGAGTCTCTCCCATCATCCGAATCTGTGTACCATCTGACACTTTCGCATTCTTCCAGAATATCCCACAAATCTTGTTTGATGCTATATAAATTCAGATTTTTAACAATCGGCTTTTTATACCGTAACTGTTTCGCCTTTAACCTTTTTGCTTCTTCCGCACTTAACACAAAGGGTCACTTCCTTTCTATGCAAAATTTCGATTTTGAATAATTGCCGGTACTGGCTCCCAGCTTTGGCTTTGGCCCAATCAACGGCCCCGGCTGCCGTCCAACTTTGGCATGGCGCTCCCGTTGCTTTC